AATGGTGAAATCAAACTTGAAGATTTAAGACAATCATCACGTACCACTAAAGCAAACCCAGATGGTGAGAATGCTACATGGTGGTATGAAAATGGTAAAAAGTTTTTAAACAATTGGATTACTTGGCGTGATAACTCTGGTTGGAAAATTTGGACAACACCTGATAATCAACCAGCCATTGAAATTGCTTTCAATGTTGTAATTGGTGGAATATATTTCAAAGGTGCAATAGATAGAGTTTTTGTAACACCAGAGGGTGAACTTGTTATTCTTGATTTAAAAACAGGTCAACGAACACCACAGACAGATTTACAATTACAAGTGTATGCTTGCTTACTTGAAAAAGTTTACGGCATCCGACCAAGTTGGGGATGTTATTGGATGGCAAGAACAGGAACAACAAGCACTCCTGTTAACTTAGATAAGTTTACATTAAAGAAACTAGATGAGATGGTTGCACTCTTCCAAAAGGCAAGAGAGCATGATATCTATCTTCCTAATTTCGATGGGTGTAAAATGTGCTCATTAACAGAACACTGTTACTGGGTAAATGGTGAGAAACACTTACCATTAGGAACATTGGAGATAAGTAATGTCAAATGAATCAGCATTTGTCGTTAATGTTAAAACAAGAATCGGAACTATTGTTACTGTTCGTGGTAGCGATTTTGCTGACTTGAAAAAGAACATTGAAGAAGCAGTTGCAGGACAAGTTGATAGCCTTGTTGGTGCACTAGAAGAAACTGTGATTGGTGAAGGTGCACACGTTGCATATGCAGCCAAAGCATTAGGTGCTACCGAAATATCATCAACAACAGGTTTTGCACCTGTTACACCACCAAACTCAACAGGTCCAGCACCAAGTTGTAAGCATGGTCCATTAGTTCATAGAAGTGGTGTAGGTGGCAGAGGTCCATGGCAAGCATGGATGTGTGGACTACCTAAAGAACGTAAAGCCGAACAATGCGACCCACAATGGATTCGCAAAGGACAAGCAGGTTGGGTTAACTAGTTCATGAGAACAATTAGTAGAACAGTTGGAAAAAACGAATCAGGTGGCGAACCATTGCCACCTGTGTTCAGGGCATTTGATTACATGAAAATTCTTCTCAGAAGAAGTGAAGTATCAATGTTTGCTGGAGCACCAGGTGTTGGTAAATCAACACTTGCTTTAGCAGTAGCCCTGCGTACAAAAGTTCCAACTCTCTATATCTGTGCAGATACTGGAGCACACACTATGAGTATGCGTTTGTATTCAATGATTACAGGGGTAAGTCAAATTGACGCTGAACGCATACTCGCTAGTGACGAAGGCAAAGCAATCAACGAATTAAATAAAGCAGGACACATTAAATGGAGTTTCGAATCAGCCCCAACACTTTCTGATATTGATGAAGAAGTATTGGCGTTTGAAGAAGTACATGGTGAAAACCCACATTTAATAGTTGTCGACAACCTTTCAGATGTTACTGAAGGTGGTGCTGAAGAATGGTCAGCCATTAGAGCAACAATGAAAGAACTAAAATATTTAGCACGCGATACTAATGCTGCAATTCTTTTACTACATCACACATCAGAATCTTGGATACCACCAGTTGGTGACATTCAACCAATCTGTCCACCAAGATACACAATTCAAGGTAAAGTTTCACAACTACCTGCACTAATTTGTACATTAGGTATGACACCTAGTGGTGACTTGGCTGTTGCACCAGTAAAGAATCGTTACGGCAAAGCAGTTTCAAATGGAACAGAAGCAGTTTTCTTAGACTTCAATCCACTGTATATGTATCTTGCAGATATAAAAGAAACAGCATGAGAGATAATGATGGCAGATGCTACATTTGTTCATCAATATGGTATTGTACTTGCAACAATGAATCGAATATAGGTGAAAGATTATGACAACAATACTTGGTTTACAAAAAAAAGATTATTGTTTATTAATTGCTGATTCACGTGTCACAGATGATGATGGAAGAACTTATACGCACCCAGTAATGCAAAAGATTACTAAGCGTGGAAAGTTTTTGATAGCAGGTGCAGGTTTAACGCAACCTTGCGACATTATTCAACATAACTGGATACCACCAACACCTAATTCTGCAGCATACAAAAATTTGTATCATTACATGATTTCAATGGTTGTTCCATCAATGAGAGTGGCGTTAACTGTTAATGGTTACATGCCTGATAAAGAAAATGATGATTCAGATTTCATTTTCCTTATAGCATTAGGTGGAATGATATTTGAAATTGATGATTCATTATCAGTACTAATGCGTGAAGATGGTATCTACGGCATAGGTTCAGGTTCACCATATGCAATAGGTGCATTACACGCTGGGGCTACTTGGAAACACGCAATGAATATTGCAGCAAAGAACAATGTTTTTACTGCACCACCATTCATTACACATAAGCAAGTATCATCAAAGTTGGAAAAAAAACACAACAATAAGGAGAAATAAATGGCACTACCATATGTAATAATCAATGGACATCTAACAGAAGATGTTGAAAGTAAACCTGTTAACGATACAACAGTATTAAATTATCAGGTTGCATCCAATTCACGTAAACAGAATGAACAAGGTGAATGGGTAAATGCTTCAGTAACATATCTTCGTGGAAGCGTTTGGGGTAAAGCAGCAGAGAATGCTAAAGACCTTAAAAAAGGTGACGCTGTAATGATTACAGGTGAACTTAAACAAAACTCTTACGAAGCAAAAGATGGTACTAAAAAAACCACTTACGAAATTGTTACAGAGAATATTGGATTGACAGTTAAAAAGAACTAAATGTCCAAACAAAAGCAAAAAGGCACTAGTGCTGAAACTGCTGTCGTAAAACACCTAAAAGGGCGTGGCTATCCCAACGTGGAAAGACGTGCCCTTACAGGTGCTTATGACAAAGGTGACATATCAAACTTTTACGATGTTGTCATAGAGGTTAAGAATCACGCTAACCCTAGGCTTGCTGAATGGATGGAAGAATTAAAAACTGAAATAAAAAATGCAGAAGCATCAACAGGTGTTGTAATACATAAAAGACGGGGCACAACTAATGTTGGTGAATGGTATGCAACAATGCCAGTATCAATATATTTAGATTTAGTGAAAGATGCGTATGAGTGAAGTTGAAGTTATACTGAAGCATTATGGTGCATACAATATCCCACAAGGCAATGGTTGGCGTAATATGCGATGCCCTTTCCATGATGATTCACATGCTTCAGCAGGTGTTAATCATGAGGAAGACGTGTTCAACTGCCTTGCTTGCGAGATATCAGGGGACATATATAATATTATTCAAAAGGTAGAGAAGGTAGATTTCCGTGAAGCAAAGTCTAGAGCAAAAGAAATTGTTGGAGAAAGCATCAAGCCACTACGAACAGAACGTAGAGTTGGCAGAATCATATCTAAAGAGTCGGGGTCTATCGCTGGCAGACGCAAAGCGTCATCGCCTTGGGGTGGTGAACAGACCAGTCGTAGGACACGAAATGTTTGAGGGACGTTTATCAATCCCTTATTTGACACCATCAGGAATGGTTGATTTACGTTTTCGTGCAATCAATAACGAAGAACCAAAGTATTTAAGTTTACCTAACTCTTCAACACGTTTATACAATGTTAAATCATTCTTTGAAGCCAAAGATTGGATATGTGTTTGCGAAGGCGAAATAGATACAATAACCTTATCAAAACTTGGTTATCCAGCAGTAGGAATACCTGGAGTTAAGAATATCAAGAGACACTATTATCGTATCCTTGCAGACTTTGATAAGATTTATGTATTCGCAGATGGCGATACAGCAGGAAAAGAATTTGCTAAAGACCTTGCTAAAAAACTAGCAGGTGTTGTGCAGATACAATTACCAGATGGTGAAGATGTTAACAGCCTGTTCACCAAAAATGGTTCACAATGGTTTGAGGAGAGGATAGATAATGAGAACATATGATGAAAAACTATTTGCAGAGTTAACTTATAATTATACCGATGCAATGGCAGAACTATTAATCAGGAAGCAAAAAGACTATGGTCCTAAGAACATATCTGATGCCCCTGGTGGTCCCCTTAATGGTTTACGTGTTCGCATGTTTGACAAATT